GGAACAGTGGCGACGGGAACAGTGGCAACCGGAACAGTGGCGACGGGAACAGTGGCAACCGGAACAGTGGCGACGGGAACAGTGGCAACCGGAACAGTGGCGACGGGAACAGTGGCAACCGGAACAGTGGCGACGGGAACAGTGGCGACGGGAACAGTGGCTACGGGAACAGTGGCGACGTGAACAGTGGCTACGGGAACAGTGGCGACGGGAACAGTGGCAACCGGAACAGTGGCGACGGGAACAGTGGCGACGGGAACAGTGGGCATTTTAATTCTGCCAATTACTCAGCCGGGGCGTTTTGTTCAGAAGAACCGCCGTTCCTCCTGTTCAACAAGCCGAGCCCGATCAGCCGGGAGGATTTCGAGAATTCAAACGGTTACTGGATCTGCCGCCGGCTGCGGCTGGTAGACAATGAAGGAAAGAGCATCGAGTACAAAGCAGCATGGGCTACGCTCTGGGAGTCGCTGTCTAATCCGGAGAAGATCGCTGTTCAGGCGATTCCAAACTTTGACGCTGATGTATTTGAAGTGATTACAGGCATTCGGGTGTAACAATATCGCTTAATGGGCGGCCGCTGTGTCGCCCTTCATACACAAAGGAGGAGCGCATCCGTGATTAAGATCAGCAAACTTGAAATTGAGAACGTGAAACGGGTTAAGGCCGTAAAGATCGAGCCGAGCAGTGCGGGACTGACGGTTGTCGGCGGCCGGAACGAACAGGGGAAAACCAGTGTGCTGGATGCCATCGCGTGGGCGCTGGGCGGCAACAAATATCGTCCATCCCAAGCAGAACGGGAAGGATCCGCAGTGCCGCCGTATCTCCAGCTTACGCTTTCCAATGGCCTTGTAGTCGAACGGAAGGGCAAAAACAGCGACCTGAAGGTTATTGATCCAAACGGCCAGAAGGGCGGCCAACAGCTCCTGGACAGCTTTGTCGAAGAGTTGGCCCTCAACCTGCCTAAGTTTATGAATGCATCCAGCAAAGAGAAGGCCAATATCCTGCTGCAGATTATCGGCGTTGGCCAGCAGCTTCACGAGCTGGAGGCAAAGGAACAGGAGATTTATAACCGCCGGCATACCATCGGCCAGATCGCTGATCAGAAGGCTAAATTCGCCAAGGAGCAGCCGTACTTTCAGGACGCGCCGAAGGAACCGGTATCAGCATCGGAGCTGATCCAGCAGCAGCAGGGTATACTGGCCCGCAACGGTGAGAATCAGCGTAAACGGCAGCGGCTGTCTCAATATCAAGCTCTCTATGCCAATCAGGGCCAAGAGGTAGAGCGGTTGAAGGTGATGCTGGCTGATGCTGAAGCAAAGCATGCTCAGACTGGGGCGGATTTGGAAGCAGCACAAAAGGATACTTTGCAGTTACACGATGAATCAACTGCGGAGCTTGAAGCGAATATCCAGCAGATCGACGAGATTAACCGCAAGGTACGGGCTAATCTGGACAAAGACAAAGCAGAAACGGATGCCAGCGACTACCGGCAACAGTATGATGCGCTGACCAACGAGATAAACGGTGTTCGCCAACAGAAAACGGATCTCCTGACGAACGCGGATTTGCCGCTGCCGGGACTGACCGTAGCAAATGGGGAACTGCTCTACAACGGCCAGCGCTGGGATAACATGAGCGGATCCGGCCAATTGAAGGTAGCCACAGCTATCGTACGGCGCCTGAAACCTGACTGCGGCTTTATCCTGCTCGACAAGCTGGAACAGATGGACCTTGAGACGCTGAAAGAGTTCGGCAGCTGGCTGGAGCAGGAGGGCCTGCAGGCGATTGCAACCCGGGTCAGCACCGGGGAAGAATGCAGCATCATCATTGAGGACGGGTATGTTACCGGGCAGGAAGGTGTTACGCTGCAGCAGCCCCCGGGCGAGATTGATCCAGGCGAAGGCTGGAGTCAACCAGCAGCGCCTCCATCCTCTACATCTTGGAAAGCAGGTGAATTCTGATGGAAGTAATCAGCGGCAAGGTACAAAAAGCGAAGAAGGTCGTCATCTACGGACCTGAGGGCATCGGTAAATCATCGCTGGCCGCACAGTTCCCGCGTCCTGTCTTCATTGATACGGAAGGATCGACGACCGAAATGGAAGTCGATCGTCTTCCAAAGCCGAACAGCTGGGAAATGCTCAAACAGCAGGTCGGCTGGGTTAAGCAGCAGGGACCCCGGTTCGGCACCTTGATCATCGATACGATTGACTGGGCTGAAATGCTCTGCACAGATAGCGTATGCGCCTCCCACCAGAAAAAGGGCGTTGAGGACTTTGGCTACGGCAAAGGTTACATCTATGTCTCAGAGGAGTTCGGCCGGTTCCTGAACCTGCTCAGTGATGTAGTAGAGTCCGGGATTCACGTCGTGTTGGTTGCTCATGCTCAGATCGTCAAGTTTGAACAGCCTGACGAGATGGGGGCTTATGATAGGTACCAGCTCAAGTTGGGCCAGAAGACCAGCTCGCGGACGGCACCTCTTGTCAAAGAGTGGGCAGATATGGTGCTCTTCATCAATTACAAGACTCTGTCTGTAGCTGCCAACAACCAAGGCACCAAGCATAAGGCACAGGGCGGATCCCGGGTGGTCTATGCCACACACCATCCGGCATGGGATGCGAAGAACCGCCATAACCTGCCTGATGAGTTCCCGCTGGACTATGGACGGCTCGCTCATATCTTCAACGGAGCAGCCCCGCAGCAGCAGGCAGCGCCAGTTACACAACAGCAGACCCCTGTGCAAACCGTAATTCCGACAGAAAATATTCCAAATAATATTCCTAATCAGCAGGCTGCACAAGCGGCAAATTTAGCTGCTCCTGTAAGCACCGCACCACCGGCAGCCGGCCTTAATCCTAACATCCCGCCTGCACTGCGCGATCTCATGACGCAGAACAATGTCACTGAGGCTGAGATTCAGATCGTTGTCAGCAAGAAGGGATATTACCCTTATGACGCACCTATAGCCAACTATGACCCGAATTTCATTAACGGCGTGTTGGTTGCAGCTTGGCCGCAGGTGTTCGACATGATTAAAGATTATCGGGATAATCTTCCGTTCTAATACATCCATCTTAGGAGGCAAACAGCATGAGTCAAATGGAAAGAGAATTGAGTTGGGAAGACGAGATTGAAAAGGATGGTGGGGAATTTACCCTACTGCCGGCAGGTGACTACAATTTCACCGTAACGAAATTTGAGCGCGGACGCTTCAGTGGTTCCGAAAAAATGCCAGCCTGCAACCAGGCTAAGCTGGAACTGACTGTGCATTCTCCAGAGCATGGCGATGTAGTTATCTTCCATAACCTTTTCCTGCACACGAAAACAGAGGGCTTGCTCTCCAACTTCTTCGCTGGCATCGGCCAGAAACGTAAAGGTGAAAAGCTTCGGATGAACTGGCAAACCGTCATTGGATCCAAGGGTCGTTTAAAGCTGGAGGTCAATAACTTTAGGGGCCGAGATGGTGCAGATAAAACGAATAACCAAGTGAAAAGCTTCTACGCTGCTGATGAACTGCCAACAGGCCAGCCGCCGCAGCAGCAGGCCCAGTACAACCAGGCACCACCGCAAGCCGGACAATATCAGCAGCAGGGGTACCAGCAGACGCAGTATCAACAGGCTCCTCCATTCCCGACGACTCCACCACCGCAAGGCGGCGGCTGGTCATCCGGACAGTTTTAGGTGGCTGCCATGGAGCTGAGAGGATATCAGCAGCAAGCGCGGGAATCGATTCAGGAAGAATGGGGGCGGGGCGTCAAGCGGACGCTCCTGGTCCTTCCCACAGGCTGCGGGAAGACCATTGTATTCAGTAAGGTAACGGAGGACCGGGTAAGGCTGGGCGAGCGTGTGCTCGTCCTGGCCCACCGGGGAGAGCTGCTGGATCAGGCAGCTGATAAGCTGGCCAAATCAACTGGGCTGGTTTGCGCGACAGAAAAGGCGGAGCAGACATCGATCGGCAGCTGGTACCGGGTGGTGGTCGGCAGTGTTCAGACGATGATGCGGGATAAGCGCCTGCAGAAATTTGCCGCAGATCATTTTGACACCATCATCATCGATGAAGCTCACCATTGTCTGTCTGACAGCTATCAACGGGTACTTGCTCACTTTAAAGAGGCGCATGTGCTGGGTGTTACGGCCACACCAGACCGCGGCGACATGCGGAACCTGGGCAGCTACTTTGAGAGCCTGGCCTATGAGTATACGCTGCCGAAGGCGATCAAAGAAGGATTCCTCAGCCCGATCAAGGCGATGACCATTCCGTTGAAACTGGATTTGTCCACAGTCGGTCAACAGGCTGGGGACTATAAAAGCAGTGATCTGGGAACGGCGCTGGACCCATACCTGGAATCAATCGCTGCTGAAATGTGGAATGTGGCCAAAGACCGGAAGATTGTCGTGTTCCTTCCGCTGGTGAAGACCAGTCAGAAGTTCACCAACATCCTGAATTCGATCGGCTTCAAGGCTGCAGAGGTCAACGGGGAGTCTCAGGACCGGGCGGAGGTGCTGGCGGATTTCGATGCCGGCAAGTACAACGTATTGTGTAACAGCATGCTGCTCACGGAAGGCTGGGACTGCCCCAGCGTAGATTGTGTTGTTGTTCTGCGACCGACGAAGGTCCGCAGCTTATATAGCCAGATGGTCGGGCGAGGTACCCGGCTGTTCCCTGGTAAAACTGAATTGTTGCTTCTGGACTTCCTTTGGCACACTGAACGGCATGAGCTTTGTCACCCGGCACACCTTATCGCTGAGAATGAAGAGGTAGCTGCGGCCATGACCAAGCAGATCGAGGAGGCTGGCATTGCGCTGGACCTGGAAGCCGTTGAGAAGCAGGCGACTGAAGATGTCGTGGCAGCCCGCGAGGAGGCCCTGGCGAAGCAACTGGCCGAAATGAAACGGCGTAAGCGGGCTTTGGTGGATCCGCTGCAGTTTGAAATGAGTATCCAGGCAGAAGATCTGTCCGGATATACCCCGGCATTTGGCTGGGAAATGGCACCGCCGAGTGACGCACAGGTAAAGACGCTGGAGAAGCTTGGAATCCTGCCAGATCAGATCGATAATGCTGGCAAGGCATCAAAATTACTGGAACGTCTGGATAAGCGCCGTCAGGAGGGCCTAACTACACCGAAGCAGATACGGCAGCTTGAGAATCGTGGATTCGAACATGTTGGAGCATGGCCATTCACAGCAGCGCAAAAGTTGATTGATCGGATTGCGGCCAATGGTTGGACAACGCCAAAAGATATTAATCCAAAGGAGTACCGATGGGAGTAGTCACACGGTTCATCAAATATAAGGAGGATTTATATGTCCAAATTAAAGTTATCGGAACTGCCAGATGATGTAGAAGTAAGCCGGGAATATATCCATACGACATACACCGTTGCAGAACTTAAACGCGAATTACTGGAGTTAAATGAACCGCATCATGAGCATAAGGACTGGGCAGTAATAAGCCGGGAAACATGGCGTCCTTGCGCAGAGTCAATGATTGAGTCTTACATTGATAACTCTGCTGACGATATGTACGAGGATGCAGATGAGAGTATGAGGGATGGAATCGGGACGGATGAAGTGATAGCAGCGGTTCAAGCCGTTTTGGATGCAGCTATGCCGGATGGTTTGGGTTATTGGACATTCGGCAAGGACGTTGAGATTGATATCTTTCCGCCTACAGAATAATCCAAGGATACTTGTCATCAAGAAAGTGAGGTATTCCAGATGAAGACAGTCATTCGTCTCCGGGACGATCAAGGAAACATCATCGGCACGATCCGGGAAGAGAAGCAGCTTGAGCCGATCGAAGTCCTTCGCAATTTCTGCCTTGCCTTATCGCTTCTTGGTCTGGTGTTGTTGTGGCTAATGTAGGATCACAGTAGACGCATACGGTTCACCAGGGGAGGGAGAACGGACGATGCACTTACCAGATGAAATAAGAGACTTGATAGAGTCCGGGGCAATTTTCTACTGTTCTCACTCTGGCGGAAAGGACTCACAGGCAATGTACGCCAGGCTGCGGCAGGTGATCCCAAATAATCAACTGGTTGTAGTCCACGCCAATTTAGGGGAGGTTGAGTGGCCGGGAGTTGTGGACCACATTCGGCGTTTTATCACTCACCCACTTCACGTAGTCAAGGCAAACAAAACATTCCTGGGGATGGTGGAAGCCCGGGGGATGTGGCCCAGTGCAGCGTACCGGCAATGCACCAGTGACCTAAAACGCGGGCCGATATTCAAATTTATCCGCAATGACCTGAAAGAGCGTGGAGCTACGATAGCAGTGAACTGCATGGGGTTAAGAGCTGCGGAGTCGGCTTCTCGAGCAAAGCGTGAACCGTTGAGATACAACGTTCAGGAGAGCGTGAACGGGCGGGTTGTCCGGCATGTATGGGACTGGCTCCCGGTATTCGATCTGGCTACTGAAGATGTGTTCCGGGAGATCAGGGAGGCCGGAGAGGAACCATTCTGGGCGTATGCTGACGGTAACGAACGGTTGAGTTGTGTGTTCTGCATCATGGGCAGCGTAAATGATTTGAGACACGGAGCAATCTGCAACCCAGACTTATACCGCAGGTACGTTGAGCTGGAACGGAAGATCGGACACACCATGTTTATGAAGGGAAAGGAGTCTATCAGCCTGGAAGATCATGTCGGCATCAAAATTGATTAATGCGCATTACGAAGATACTGTGAAAGAAGGTGAACCTGTGCAGAATGAAAAGGCTATGCTCGATGGCAACATCGTTAGGATAATGATTTCTAAGAATGTCGCTGAAATCGAACGTATGCGGGAATGGGCGCATAAAAGGATCGATATGATTGCTAATTCAAAAATAGCAGAATTGATTCCGTTCAACGAAGAGGTTACGGGCATAAATGAAAATTGGGAGAAACGCCGCTGCGAATGCGGCCGGGGATACTCTGTTGAGCAGATCCTGGGCGACGAGCTGGAGGAGCCGGCGTGCCCGGAATGCGGCAATACAAACAGTGAATTAATTAGTGAAGCATCCGGAGTATAGGCATAAGGAGAAATGACATGGAGCATAAATTGGATTTGGTTGCCCTGCTTGGCCATGTGGATCCGTCATACCTGGGTTACCAGGAATGGGTCAATGTCGGCATGGCACTGAAATATGAAGGTTACACAGCCAGCGACTGGGACGAGTGGAGCCGGCGGGACAGCGGGCGCTACCGTCCAGGTGAGTGCTTCAAGAAATGGACTACGTTCGAGGGCACCGGGAATCCGGTAACTGGGGCGACCATCACGCAGATGGCCAAGGACAACGGCTGGCTGCCGCGGTCCGGCTTTGATCACCACGAGCTGGGCTGGGAAGATGAAATCTCCGGATCCGCTGGAGATTACGTGGTCATCGATAAGAACTGGATTGAAGGGATGGAGATCCACGAGCCAGTTGACTGGAATCCCGTTCAGCAGCTAACAACGTATTTGAGTGCTTTATTTGAAGCATCGGAGCAAGTCGGCTATGTCACAGATACCTGGAAGAACGACGAAGGCAAGTATCTTCCGACCAAAGGGAACTGGGACCGTACGGCAGGCGAGCTGATTCAGCTACTCAATCAGTCCGGTGGAGACATCGGTTCCGTGCTGGGGGATTATGATCCGGCTGCCGGCGCTTGGATCCGGTTCAACCCGCTGGACGGCAAGGGCGTCAAGAATGAGAACGTTACGGAATTCCGGTATGCGCTGGTAGAGTCTGACACGATGGACATTGAGAAGCAGAACGCCGTCATGCGGGAGCTGGAGCTGCCGATCGCGGTCATGGTCTACAGCGGTGGGAAGAGCCTCCACGCCATCGTGCGGGTCGAGGCGGCCGATTACGAGGAGTACCGGAAACGGGTTGATTACCTGTACAACGTCTGTAAGCGTAACGGCCTGTCCGTGGATAATCAGAACCGGAATCCTTCACGGCTCTCCCGCATGCCGGGAATCGAGCGGAACGGGAAGAAGCAATTTATTGTGGACACCAACATCGGCAAGTCCACCTGGGCGGAATGGCATGAGTGGATCGAGGGCGTTAACGATGATCTGCCAGATCCGGAAGGCCTGACGGAGTTCTGGAACGACATGCCGAAGCTTTCCCCGCCATTAATTCACGGTCTGCTGCGGCAGGGGCACAAGATGCTGATGGCGGGGCCGTCTAAGGCTGGGAAGTCCTTCTCCCTGATCGAGCTGGTTATCGCAATCGCTGAGGGCATCAAATGGCTGGCCTGGCAGTGTGAGCGGGGGAAGGTGCTGTACGTCAACCTGGAGCTTGACCGGGCGAGCTGCCTGCACCGATTCAAGGATGTGTACACTGCCCTGGACCTACCGGGGCAGCACATCGGCAATATCGATATCTGGAACCTGCGCGGGAAGTCGGTACCGATGGATAAGCTGGCACCGAAACTGATCCGCCGGGCGCAGAAGAAGAACTATATCGCGGTCATTATTGACCCTATTTATAAGGTATTGACGGGAGACGAGAACAGCGCTGATCAGATGGCTCATTTCACGAACCAGTTTGACAAGATCGCTACGGAGCTCGGTGCCAGCGTTATTTACTGTCATCATCACAGTAAAGGCTCCCAGGGCGGCAAGAAGTCGATGGACCGGGCCAGTGGCAGCGGCGTGTTCGCCCGCGATCCGGATGCTCTGATTGACTTGGTGGAGCTGGAGCTGACAGAATCGCTGCTGAAGCAAGAGGAGAATAAAGCCGTATGTGCGGTATATGATCGCTTATTCCGACAATTCAATACAGCCTACCTGGAAGCTCACGTCTCTCAGGATGATCTGCTCAGCAAAGCTGTCATGGAGGAGCATGCCAAGCGCGGGCTAGCATCACAGGCTGCCTACGTACAGACAGAAATCGATAAGGCGCTTGAGTCCGTCCGGATCCGATCGGCTTGGCGGGTAGAAGGTACGCTCCGGGAATATCCGAAGTTCAAGCCGGTCAATATGTGGTTCCAGTACCCTATTCACCGCGTTGATGAGGTCGGCAGTCTCCAGGACATCGAGCCAGAGGGAGAGCAGCCGCCTTACAAAAAGGCCACCGGTAAGCGGAAGGAGAAAGCCAAAGAGGAGCGTCGGACGAAGGCAGAGGAGTTCGAGGACGTGGTAAACAACTGCAATTACGGTGAGCCGCCCACGCTTAACGACGTCATGGCCTGGTACAGTTCGACCGGAAAGGAAGTCGCCGAGCGGACAGTTCGGGACTGGATCAAGAAATTCGGCTATGAAATTGACCGTTCTATCGGTTTCCGTATCGTCAAAAAAGAGGACGGGGAAGTGATTTAAAATGCAGCGGCTATCTTTTTTTCATGATAGTTGCAAACCGCAATAAGTTGCGGGGAAACCATCATTTCATGTTCGCTGCAACTTTGCAATGATCATGATTGCCGCAATCCCGCGAAAAGATGCGGGGAGAGTTCCCTATATATATAAATATAACGCGCGCGCATATTTGATTAAATCATGTTTATGAGACTGTAAAGTCAGAAAGAGAAGGACCCCGCAATTAAACCTGCGGGCTCCCCTCCTTTGACTCGTCACTGACATCCGCGCGAGAAGGAGAAAAAAATGACGAAAGAAAAAAAGTATGCCAGCAACTACTGGGATGAAGAAAAAGGGGAAGTTATTGAATTCGGCAATAACTTCATGCGTTGCTATGATAAAGCCGGAAAGCTTCAGTTCGGATCAAAATATACAAACAAGGCTGGCGAAACGGTATATCAGGTCAAATTCGTTATTGACCGCAAGGAGCTATTCGATGATGACCAAGCGGCCGATTACCTGCGGGCGACAATCAATGACTGGGAAGAGATGTTGGAGGGCGAATAACATGCCGACTGAATTCTTTATGCCTATGAAAAAGCCACCGACCATCACCCATCAGCAGAAGCAGGTAACGATCGTTAACGACAAGCCAGTCTTCTATGAGCCGGATGAGTTGAAGGCTGCGCGGGCGATGCTTATGGCACACCTTGGTCAACATGCTCCGAAGCGTGCGTATGTCGGTCCGGTTCGGCTCCTGGTGAAGTGGTGCTTCCCGCTGAAGGGCCAGCACCAGGACGGGGAGTACAAGGCGACGAAGCCAGATATCGATAACAGCCAGAAGCTGCTGTTCGACTGCATGACGGCCTGCGGGTACTGGAAAGACGACGCGCTAGTTGCCAGCCTGATCGCTGAGAAGTTCTGGGCGGCGCTGCCTGGCATCTATATCCGGATCGAGGAGCTGTAAGCCATGGACTACGGAGCGTTCTTCGCGGATGTGCAGGCGTGGATCGGTCAGGCGAATCAGGCAGCTGCTCATTATGGTATGAGCAGTCCGGAGTTTTGGCAGTGGGTATCCGGCTCTGCCGGAAGTATCTGCAGCAAGTATCAGGATCATCCTCTGGCTATCAAGCAGATGCAGATGCTTTCTGAATGGCTGGAGGGGGTCCTGGAGAAACAACAGAGGGGCGGTTGATCATATGGGCAAGTTTATACGCGGGGCGCTTGCCCCGATTCCAGAAGAAGATGCACTGGACGGTATTACTTACGATAGCTGCGGTAAGATGAAATTCCATCCCGATTTCCATTTCAGTCACGGTGAGCACTACAGCCTAGAGGATCTGGAATACCTTTGTACCTTTTTCGGCTTTGATACGACACGCTCTCTGTCCTATGCGATCGGAAAGACGGAAGGCACTTGCCGTAAAAAGTACAAGGAACTGTTGGAGACTGGGAAGGTTGACTACTACCGTAACAGCTATAAGAAAAAACTGGAGGTATGACATGCGAATCATAACCCCAGATCCAATATTTCAGGACATTCCGTGGGAGTTCATAACAGACGATAACGGGAAGGTGATCGGAGAGGTATTCTTGACTCTCCCGGATCCGCCAGCAAGGAGGCGACAGTTGAAATGGGGCACTGGTTTTACATCACGCCAGAAGAGTATGCCGCTGCTGAAGAAGTCGGAATAGCACCCGGTATGCTGGATCGCCGGATCAGAGAACAGGGTTGGTCAAAGGAAAAAGCGATGACTACACCACCTAGAAAGGGAACGAATCGCCGACACTGGGCAGCTATTGCCGAAAAGAACGGAATCAACTATGCGGCGTTCATGTCGAGGGTATATCGGGGATGGTCAATGGAGCTGGCAGCGACAAAGCCTTTGGAGTCTCCAGAAGAAGCAAAGCTTCATGCCTTAAAGGCGACAGAGCACATGCGTAAGCTACCGAGTGAATACCTTAGGCTCGCTGAAAAGAACGGTATTCCGTATGCCACCTTTCACACACGGGTTCGCATTCATGGATGGGACCTAGAGCGAGCAGCAACGGAGCCGGTATGGACCCGTGAGCAGATAGGCCGGTTAGGCGCACAGCGCCGGCGGGAACGTGAAGGCGATTGGGCAGCAATTATTTTTGGGAGAAGGTGAAAAAGATGCGGCGAGGCGGACAATCAGGTACACCGATACCCAACCGGGCTGTTGAACATCAGTCATACGGTACCGGGTCTGTGAAGGAATATACGCTCACTCCAGAACAGCTGGAAGAAATCCGGCAAAAATATCCGGTCACGAAGCGAGATAAGAAATTCAAGGCCCCAATTGAAATCAAGACTAAACTTCAGGAGGAGAAGCGGATGGGTAAGTTTACAATGACAGAGGCGGAATTTAAGGCTGCCCGGGAAAGCGGCAAGACGATTGCGCAGATTGCGAAGGAACAGGATGTTACCGAAGTCACAGTCTATAACAGCATGAGACGCTGGGAGGCTAGTGAAAAAGGGCAGAATGAGCAAAAGCTGTTGCGCGAGAAGGATGCTGCTCCGCCGGCAGATACTCAACAGTTGGATAAGGCCATCCATGAAATCGAACGGTTGACACTCGAGGTAGCAGCGAAGGGTGAGGCGAATAAAATCTTACAAGCCCGCTTAGAGTCGGCTGAGACTGAGGAGAAGAAGTGGAAAGAGCAGGCGGGCAGTGTTGCAGCTGCAAGAGACTCAGCGCAGGAGGAGTTGGTGGAAGCATATGAGGAGCGAGATATGCTTCGGGATGAGATTAACCGGATGATCACCGAGCGTGACGAACTGGTAGCTGAGAATGACCGCTTGGAGCGCCGAATGGTTGAGGCCCAGGGAGAAGCCACACGGGCCTGGAGCGAGGTGGAGGAGCTGCGTGATACGCTGGGTCACCCGATGCTGGCTGAAGTGCATAAGCCTTCCGAGTCGGTTGTATTGGATACGGCTATTGCTGATTTGACCCGGGCGCGTTGGATCCTGAACCGGCTAACAGCTTCCGGAGAGTAAACAGAAAGGGGTCGTACAGCATGAGTATTATCAAGGCAACATGGATTGAGACGCTGATCTGTCAGTACGCAACGGAAGCCCATACGCTTGAACGCTACCGGGACACCTTAGACCTGAAGGACCCGGCAGCGGCAGAGGAGGCCGAGACGGTCTCAGGCATGCTGGCAGATATGAGATATGCCTTAACCTGGATGCGGCGCGGCAGACGGCCAGGGAGCCGCAGAGGAGCTGAGCGGACGGATGTATACCGACAGCGTGAGCTATTGGTTAAACTGGCAGGAGATGAAATGAGCAACGAGGAGAAGCTGCATATGGTCGATGCGCTGCTTCTCCTGTCTGACAGAGAGCGAACATGTTTTCTGCTTTATGTGGCTCAGGGCTTGCTGTGTCAAGAGATTTCTGATAAACTTGGCATAGCACCAAGTACCGTGTATATGTATGTAACACGGGCCAAAGATAAGCTTAAGAAGCATTTTCCAAGGCCTTTGTAGTAATCTTGTAGTAATTCGTGTAGTAACTCATACAGTGCTATAAGTCTGTCTATCATGAGTCCTCCATTGCGGAGGGCTCTTTTTTGCGTTCCGTATACCGTGAAAGGAGCCGAGGCGCCGTGAGCAATGCAATATGCCAGTCATGCACTAAATTCATAACCTGCGAGTCGCCTTGTGCTGCCATTCAAACGCTGTATCAGATTTATGACGCGCAGGATGAGAAGGACAAGACGGTTCGCATCCGTAACCTGAAAAGACAGTTAGGCATCCAGGACGCAGAGCCTAGCCGGTCTTTAAAGCGGCTTGCCGATCAGATCATCAAGCGGTTTCCCGAGTTCAGCATCATTCGGGAGTTTAATATCAAAATCGGCTACGTGGTCAGCCAGGAGCGTAAGCGCGGCGAGAAGATCACGTATGCGGATTGCCGGAAGGTGCAGGAAGTCTTCAGGGCGTATCTGCCTTATGACTTCATCATCACGTTTTATGAGCGGAACACGGGAATGCTCAATGAGAATCAGCAGAAGGTTCTCATGCTTCATGAGCTTCGGCACATCACAATTGGGGAAAAGGGCTTGAAGATCCGCCCCCATGACATAGAAGATTTCAAGGACATTCTGGAGCCATACGGGCTTGACTGGAATGAGCCGGGTAAGGAATTGCCAGATATTTTAGGAGGTGAGTAGGGTGCAGCAATCTGCAACAAATCCGGATAATGAGCAAAATCTCACGAGATCAGAGCAGGCGCTGCTTGAGGCCCTACTGAATCCTGAGAATCGGATCAAGAGTGTGACAGACATTTGCAAAGTCGCCAAAGTGGACCGGGCCACGTATTACCGAGCATTCGCGAAGCCGGAATTTGTCGCGCTTTATAATAAGCGGTCGGTGGATCTCGTCAAGCAGTCCGTGGCTTCCGTGCTCAATACATTTGTCCGGGAGGCACAGCGCGGCAGCTTCCAGCACGGGAAGGTTGTCCTGGAGATGGCTGGCTTGTATGCTGAAAAGTCCGATGTGAAGCTGTCCGGCTCCGTTGAAGTCGACAATCCGTATAAGGGTCTAACAACAGCCGAGCTGAAGAAGCTGATTGACAGTGGATAGGGAGACGATCATCCGGGGTGCCCGTATCGAGCTGGCTCGGCGCGAGTTCTTCAGCTTCTGCCAGGCAATGGCTCCAGACTTCTACCGCTCGGATCGGCAGTACCTGACGGACTTATGCGGCGAAATGCAGGATTTTTACCAATCGGACGATGATATCCTAATCGTCAACGAGCCTCCCCGGCATGGTAAGAGCCGGACAGCTTCCATGCTGGCCCAATGGGTCTTCGGGCAGAACCCGCGTGAGAAGGTCATGACGGGCAGCTACAACGAGACCCTATCCACTACGTTCTCCAAGGCCGTTCGTAACGGCATCGGTACCGTGAAGGCTGATCCGAACGTCATTGTGTACAGTGATATCTTCCCCCAGGTCCGCATTCAACGCGGGGACGGGGCAATGAACCTGTGGAGCCTGGAGGGCGGCTATAACAGCTATCTGGCTACGTCTCCTACGGGCACGGCTACCGGCTTCGGGGCCACGCTGCTGATCATTGATGACCTGATCAAGAATGCCGAAGAGGCCAGCAACGAGAACACCTTGGAGAAGCATTGGGAATGGTTCACGAACACGATGCTGTCCCGCTTGGAGGAAGGCGGCAAGATCATCATCATCATGACCCGCTGGGCTACAGGAGACTTGGCAGGGCGGGCGCTGGAGCATTTCCGAAGTGAGAAGAAGCGCGTCCGTCACCTGACCATGAAGGCGCTCCAGGATGATGGCACGATGCTGTGCCCGGATGTCCTGTCCCGTGAGAGTTACGACATGAAGGTCCGGGCCATGGGGGCGGATATCGCCAGCGCCAACTATCAGCAGATCCCGATTGATATCAAGGGCAAGCTGTATAGCAGCTTCAAGACATATACGCAGCTGCCGGCGGATGGCCACGATGAGCCGCTGTTCACGGGTATTTACGCATACTGTGATTCAGCGGACGACGGGGCGGATTACCTGTGTAATATCATCTGGGGTGCGTATCAGAAAGAGGCGTACGTCCTGGATGTCATCTATACCAAGCAACCGATGGAGATTACGGAGCCAGCCACAGCGCAGGCTCTTTTTGCGTTCAAGGCAAATAAAGCCCGTATTGAGTCCAATAACGGCGGTAAGGCTTTCGCGCGGAACATCAAGCGGATCCTAGAAACGGAGCTGAAGAGCAACCGTACCGATGTGAGCTGGTTCCACCAAAGCAAGAATAAGACGGCCCGGATCGTCAGTAACGCGACCTGGGTCATGCAGCACGTCTATTTCCCGGTCAACTGGCGGGACCGCTGGCCGGACTACTACAAGGCCATGACGAGCTATCAGCGGGAGGGCAAGAACACCCATGATGATGCGCCGGATGCTACAACAGGCCTGGTCGAAACAATGTACCTGCTGAATGGAGGTTAGGAAATGGGGTGGTTTAAGAGCATGGTCATGAAAATACTAAAGATCACGCCGGCGCCGGAAAGCCAGGTCATCACGATTCAGGAGCCGTATAGCTACGGGGCCAATGTGTTGCGCAACCGGCTGTGGTATCGGGGAGATCCGTCCGAACTGGATCAGTTCTATAAGCAGAATGTGACGGATGCGGTGGGCCGTTCCCGCTTCTGGGCAGCCGTACCGTCAACGGGCCTGGGTATCCGCAAGATTCATTCAGGGCTACCGGCCATGGTGGCGGACAGGCTGTCGGATATCGTAGTGGCCGATATGGACGCCATCACACTCCAGAACGATGCTGAGACAACCGCGTGGGATGAAATCAGCAAGGATAATGATTTTCCTGAGCTGCTGGCTGGTGCCGTTACAGAGACGCTGAGCGCAGGAGACGGAGCATTTAAGGTCACACTGGACCCCGAGGTCAGCGAGTATCCGCTGATCGAATTTTATTCTGGGGATCAGGTGGAGTACAAGCGGACCCGTGGCCGGCTACAGGAGGTCATATTCTACAGCGACTACAGCGTGGATAAGCGGGATTATCGCCTGATAGAGACATTTGGCCGGAAATACATCCGTTATCAGCTGCTGGATGCCTATGGCAAGCAGGTGCCGCTGTCCCTGGTGCCGGAAATTGCGGATTTGAGAGATATCGAGTATGACGGCGACTTTATTATGGCCGTGCCGCTCATGGTGTTCAAGTCTACGAAGTGGCCAGGACGCGGGAAGTCGATATTCGACAGCAAAGCCGATTCATTTGACGCCTTGGATGAGGTTATCAGCCAGTGGATGGATGCAATCCGCTCCGGTCGGGTACAAAAGTACATTCCGGAAGACATGATTCCAAAGAATCCCGAGACCGGGGCGTTGATGCGGCCGAATCCGTTTGATAATCAGTTTATCCGGATTAGCAGCGTGATGGCCGAGGATGCCAAGGGGCAGATTAGCCTGGTGCAGCCTCAGATCCTCTATGAGGCGTTCGTGGCTTCTTATGCTTCAGCCATGGATATGTGCTTGCAGGGCATCATCTCACCCAGCACATTGGGAATTGACCTGAAGAAGACTGACAATGCGGAGGCCCAGCGGGAGAAGGAGAAAGCCACGCTGTACACACGGGGCAAAATCGTTGATCGGCTCAATGAGGTCATTCCGGAGCTGGTGCAGACCGTCCTGAAGGTGTACGACACGATGAAAGGCCGCACTGCTGGCGAGTATGAGGTCAGCGTGACCTTCGGGGAGTATGCCGCGCCAGACTTTGGCTCTGTCGTGGAGACAGTAGGCAAGGCCCGGACATTCGGTGTGATGTCCATTGAGCGAGCCGTGGAAGAGATGTATGGCGATACCTGGACGGATGAGGAGAAGGCCGAGGAGGTCGCCAGGCTGAAAGCTGAGCAGTCTGGACCTACTTTCGATGAACCGGAAGTGCGAGATCCGGAAGAAGTTGATCCGGAATGAGTAATAAAGCCTATGATCTTCGCCGGATCTATGCGCAGATGGAGATTGACCTGATCGCCAGTATGAAGCGCAATCTGACGCGGCATGAGAATGAGGAGAAGAAAGAGGGCTTCGAGTGGGAGCAGTGGCAGCAGCGGAAGCTGGAGGACCTGAAGCAGTACCGGATCGAGGCTGCAAGGATCGTCAACAAGGCCATACCGGAGATTGAGGAGACGGTGGAGCAGGAGGTTAAGGGCTCATTCAGGCGCGGCTTCAGTCGAGTAGGCGGGCTGCTGAAGAAGATCTTTAACCGGGTGATCCCGACCAAGCAGGACGCCATTGACGACAGCAATTTCTTCAAGGCAAATGAGCACAGGATCAACGCTCTGGCTGCGGCTGCGCAGCAGGAGCTGAGGAAAGGGAATCAGGCCATCCTACGCCGGACAGATGATGTGTTCCGGCAGACCATCTTCAAGAGCCAAGTCTATCTGAACAGCGGCGCTGCTTCGCTGGATCAGGCAATCGACATGGCCACAAGGGATTTTTTGGACAAAGGCTTGGACTGCATCACATACCAGGATGGCCGCAAGGTGAATATTGCTTCATACGCTGAAATGTCCCTGCGCACCTCGTCTCAGCGGGCAGTATTCGCGGGAGAGGGGGCCAAGCGGCAGCAGGCTGGTAATCCTTTTGTTGTCGTATCTGCACACAGCAACTGCTCAGAGCTGTGTCTGCCGTGGCAGGGCAAAGTTTATATAGATGATGTCTATAGTGGCGGTAAAGCCTCAGACGGCCCTTATCCGTTGCTGAGTACAGCAATGGCAGGCGGCCTATTTCACCCGAATTGCCGGCATAACATGACCACGTTCGTGCCTAATGTGAGCCGTATGCCGATGCCGGTAGACAATACGGCAGCGCTAGCCAGTTACAAGCAGGAGCAGCGGCAACGGTACATGGAGCGTCAGGTGCGGCTGTATAAGCGAAGAGCAGCCGGCAGCGTGGACCCGGCCAATAAGGCGCGCGCAGAAGCTAAGGTGAAGCAGTGGCAGTCCGCGCTCCGCAGTCATCTGAAGGCGAATCCGGAGTTGAGGCGGGATTATAGTCGCGAGAAAATACGAATACCACCTGCTTAGGCCCTGGCTGAGACTGCTGGGGCCTAAGCTTTTACTCTGGCCGGAGTATATCGGCCACTCCCATAGCTGGAGAGCAGCTATAAAAATCTATGGAGGTTGATGACTAATGGAATGGTTGAAGACGCTTTTGAAGGCAGCAGGCGTGGAAGATTCAAAGGTGGACGGTCTGATCGGTGATGTGAATAAGGAGTTGCCGAAGCATTTTGTCCCAAAATCGCAATATAACGATCTGTCCGACACTAAGAAGAAGCTGGAAAAGGACATTTCAGACCGCGATGCACAGCTTGAAACACTCAGCAAGGATGCTAATGCTACTGAAGGGCTGAAGGCTGAGATTACCCGGTTACAGGGCGAGAATACCAAGGCTAAAACCGATTACGAGAACAGCCTGAAGGACATGACGCTGACGAACGCGATCAATGCTGCGCTCAGCGGCAAGGTTCACAATGAAGCGGTTGTCCAGGGGTTGATTAAGAAGGACAAGCTGGTAATCGGGGATGACGGTAAGGTGGTCGGGCTGGATGAGCAGCTGACCGCGCTGAAGACCTCTGACGCGTATCTGTTCAAGCCTGAGGGTAACGGCGGGGCAGGTGGTGGCGGTAATGGTGGCTTCCGTGTAGGCGGCGGGGGCGGTCAGGCAGGCACAGGCTCTGCTACCAATGATCAATTAGCCAGCATTTTTGGAGTGGCTGAAACCAAGTAATCATTTTATTAAACAAGGAGAGATGTACAAATGCCGTACAACTATGTAGAGAGCTTCCAGACTACCTTGCAGCAGAAATATACGAAGGAGCTGGCATCAAATGATTTGACCACGCAGAATGCGATGTGGGTCAATCACAAGACAATTAAGGTGCCACGCCTGGACGTAGCCGGCTATAAAAATCACAGCCGCGCAGGTGGCTGGAACCGTCAAGCGGTCAGCAATGACTTTGAATTGAAGACGCTGACCTTTGACCGTGACGTTGAGTTCTATGTGGACGCTATGGATGTGGATGAAACAAATCAAATCGTGTCCGCTGCAAACCTTACGGCCGTATTTGAGAAGGAACAGGCGATTCCGGAATTGGATAAATATCGTTTCTCGAAGATTTACGCGGACTATGTGGCCTTTGGCAAGACCCCGGACACTACAGTGATTGACGCGACCAATGCGCTTGAGGTCTTTGATCAGCTCATGCTGAACATGGACGAAGCGGAGATTCCACTGGAAGGCCGGATTATGTATGTAACTCCGACCTATCTGAAGCTGCTGAAAGCGGCAGAAGAAATCCGCAAGGTCATCTATGTGAATCAAAACAGTGGAGCTGTTAACCGCACGGTCCGCAGCTTGGATGAGGTCAAGCTGATTTCCGTGCCGTCGAGTCGGATGAAGACCGTTTATGACTTCACCAACGGAGCTGTACCTGGTGTAGGGGCTAAGCAGATCAACCTGATTCTGATCCATCCGGATTGCGTATGGGCGCCAATCAAGCACACGGCCATCTACCTGTGGGAGCCAGGAAGCCACACCCAAGGTGACGGATATCTGTACCAAAACCGCCGTTATACGGACCTGTTCCTGATCGAGCGGAAGACGCCAGCTATCCAGATCAACGTTCAACCCTAATTTATAACGGCCAAGGGCCGACAGAGAGGAGTAAATCACATGTTGATTGCAGTGAAGGGTAACACGCAGCTTAAAATCGATGATTCGGAGCGGGACTCCTACCTCAAGCTCGGGTATGACATTGCTGAGCAGGAGGGCAATAAGCTTGAGGTGGTCGAGAATGCTCCGAGTAAAACCGTTTCATGGACGGAGTATGATGCACTGGTCAAGGAAAATGCTGAACTGCTTAAGCAGGTGGCAGCGTCCGGATCCGGCACTCCTGAAGCTTTGAACGGCATGAAGGTGCAACTGGCTGATGCTGAAAAAGAGATCGAGTCTCTGAAGGCGCAGCTGGCTGATGCCAAGAAGACCGCCAAAGCTGAGAAGTAGGTGATCATATGGCCTATGCCACAGTAGCGGAGTATGAGCAGTACGGTGACGGCAGCATACCTGCAGAGGAGCTGCCTGCCGCGCTGGAGCGGGCCAGTGATCAGATTGATGCGCTGACCTATAACCGGATAGCTGCAGGCGGCATAATTGATCTGACATCGTTCCAGCAGCTTAAAGTGATCAAAGCGGTCTGTCAGCAGGCTGATTTCTATCATACCTATGGCGACTATCTAAACTTCCCACTCTCTGGCTATTCTGCTGGCAGCGTCTCGCTGTCGTTTAAGAGCGTTGAGGGAGCTGGAGGGGTACAGACCACGGAGGCTGTGAGCAGCCTCTTAGCCGCCACAGGGCTGACGAGTAGGAGGCTATGTTGATGAAGGGGAAGCTACCGTTTCCAAAGTGGATACTCAAAACGCCGGTGAAAGTCTATCAGACCTATACCAGTGAGGACGGGGAGCCTGTCGAGGAGTTAATCTTCGATGGGCTCTGCTGTTATGAAGAAAAAATGAAGCAGAAGCTGGACAAAGAGCGCCGCCTGGTGACGCTCTCCGGCAAGGTAATCATCCAGGGAGACATTAACCCCGGGAAGCTGATTGAGGGGCTGGTGCGCTTCGGTGAGATCGAGCGGCCTATCTTCAGCACTTCACGGCCGCAGCATCCGGACGGCAGCGTGTTCAGCACGGAACTGGAGCTGATGTAGATGGTCAAGGTTAGAACATTGATGAATAATCGGGCTATGAACCGCTTACGGGCAGCGCCTGAGAGAGCACTGATCCAAGTTGTCGAAGGTGCCAAAGAAAGCATCCTGTCCGATATTATGGTCTCTGAGGTCGTACCTAAGCAGACTGGCGAACTGGAGCGCAGCGCGACGATCGATGCTAGTAAATCGAAACGCGGTAAGGTGACTATTACCTACGATACGCCTTATGCCCGCCGGCTATATTGGCATCCGGAGTATTCGTTCCGGAAAGACAAGAATCGGCATGCACAGGGTGAGTGGCTTAAAGCCTGGGCGGAGGGTGCGAAGACCAGGGGTGTCACTAAAGCCTTTAAGGCATTACTGAAGAAGTTGGCGGGAGGGTTTATCCGATGATGACTCTTGCCGCGGTTCGTGATTGGATGAAAACACAGGTAGATTGCCCCAACTGGTATATCGGTAAAGCGGATACCAGCAAGCCGCAGTGTATCGCTCTGTATAGTATGAACAACGAATCACCAGTGCTTGCGATCGGGGGGCTGGAGAACACCAGTTATGCAGTAAAGCCGATTTCTATCCTGGTGCACTGGACAAAAAACGCAGACACAGCGGAGCAGAAGGCCCAGGAGGTCTATGCTGCGTTATTTGGGCAGCCTGCTGTCATTGCAGGCAAACGGGTGATTAGCTTTCAGATGCGGACGTCAGAGCCGGTCAGCGTCGGCACAGATGACGCAGGGTATTACGAATACGTGATTGAGGTCACGATCTATTATGAGAGGTAGGGGATTTAAATGCCAGAAGGTGTTTTCCCGGTACACAATAATATTTTCAAGGTTGGTTCTATGGGTCGGGCCTCTACGGCCCTGGAGATGATTGAAATCAAGGACCTGGAGAACTTCAGTATTTCCATTGATGGCAACACTGAAGAGTGGTCCCCAATGGACCAGGCAGGCTGGACGCGCCGGGCCGTAACCGGTAAGGGCATGACCATCAGCTTCACAGGCAAGCGGAATTACGGTGATCCTGGTAATGACTACATTGCCGGATTGATGCTGGGCACCGGCCAGGAGGTTGAAACAAAATTCGAATGGACGCTGCCGAGTGGCGCGAAACTTGAAATGAACTGTGTAATCAACTTGACCGCTCCAGCAGGTGGTGACTCCACCAATATTGATTCTTTGGAATTCGAACTGCTGTCAGACGGCAAGCCCACATTTACACCGGCGCCAGTAACGCCGTAATTGAGAGGAGATTAATCACATGACTAAAGTAGTGAAATTGTCCAATAAATTTGCCAAAGATGAAAAAGCGGGTATCGAGATCGGCGACAAGATTTATGAATTTGATGCGTCTGTTGAAACAGCGATGCTGCTGGAGGATGCAGTTGCCGGTGATGGGCGTGTCAGCTCCCTTGTTGCCGCACTGGAAGGCGTCCTTGGCGCTGAAGCGGTTGAAGATATCGGTGTTAAGAAAATGAGTCTTGCCAACATGAAAATCCTGATTACCGGTCTGTCCGCTGCCCTGCAGGGAACGACTTATGAGGACGCTTCTGCCCGATTTCAACGGTGATCCGCCTCAAAACTGGTATGACCTGCGCGAGGACTGGGCGCTAATTGAAGCGAGCCTGGCGAAGCAATACGGCATCCGGATTCGGCAGCAAGGGGATATGCCCTGGGAAGAGTTCTGTACACTTGTGAGCGGGCTGATGCCGGATACTCCGCTGGGCAGCATTGTAACGATCCGCGCGGAGCAGGACCGGAAGGTTATAAAGAATTTCAGTCCGGATCAGCGGCGAATTCATAGCGAGTGGCGGACCCGGCAGGCCGAGGCAAAGCTGCAGGACCCTGAGAAGCTGGATAAGCAAATGCAGAGCATGGAGGCTGCGCTGGCCCGCATGTTCGGAGGAGGTGGCACTTAATGGCCGGAGGCAGCGCGGGAAGGATAGACTTAGATCTTGAGCTGAACTATGGTTCGTTTCAGCGCCAGCTCAGCGGCATTGCAAATACAGCAGACCATTTGGTGGGAAATGCATTTAAAGGTCTCGGCGGAATCATCGCCGGGGCTTTTGCTGTTAAAGGGCTGGTGGATTTCGGTCGGGAAGCGATCAACCTGGCCTCTGACCTGCAGGAAGTGCAGAACGTAGTGGACGTTACGTTTGGCACCATGTCAGCACAGGTGGATGCTTGGTCACAGGATTTGATTGAGTCCTTTGGCCTTAGCGAACTGTCAGCCAAACGCTACAGCAGCACGATGGGGGCGATGCTCAAATCATCTGGGCTCACAGGTGAGGTCGTTCGCGATATGTCGCTTGGTCTGACGCAGCTCTCTGCGGACATGGCATCATTCTACAACCTTGCCAATGATGAGGCTTTCTACAAGGTGTTCTCGGGCCTTACTGGGGAGATTGAGCCGCTGAAGCAGCTCGGTATCAATATGTCAGTCGTGAACATGGAAGCTTATGCGATGACGCAAGGCATCAGCAAGTCGTGGGCGGCAATGACGCAAGCTGAGCAGACCATGCTCCGGTACGGCTATTTGATGAAGGTTACAGCAGACGCACAGGGTGACTTCGCCCGTACGTCAAACAGTTGGGCGAACCAGACCCGGGTACTGACGGAGCAGTGGCGTATATTTCAGGGGACGATGGGTGCCGGTTTTATCAACGTGCTGACTCCGGTTATCCGGGGACTGAACTGGCTGATCGGTAAGTTGCAGATTGCAGCTCAATATTTCAGAGCTTTTACCGAGCTTATATTTGGTAATGCGGCGGATACATCTGCGGCTGCCGGGTCCACGGCAGCGGCTATCGGCGGAATGGGAACCGCCGCTGGCGACACTGCGGGCTCAATGGGCGACATGGGTGACGCCACGGCGGACGCGGGCAAGAAGACGAAGAAGGCCGGTAAGGACGTCAAGGGCAGCCTGGCCGGGTTCGATCAGCTAAACACATTAGCGAAATCCACGGCAGCGGCTGCGAGTGACGCCGGCGATGCAGCTGCAGCCGGCTTTGGAAATCTCGGAGCAGGGCTGGGCGGAGGCTTTGGTGACCTTGATCTGGGGGCCCCGGATATCAATGTTGACCCCGTTAAAGAAAAGGTTAAGGGCTTCGTGGCAGACATGAAACAGATGTTTGGCTCATTGGGGCAGATCAATCTGGATCCACTCCGCAAATCATTAGGCGGGCTATGGGGCGCAGCAAAGCCGTTCGCTAAGAATGTAGGACAGGGCTTACAGTGGTTCTTCAATAATGTGCTGGTCCCTCTGGGGAAATGGACGATTGAGAAGGCGCTGCCGGCATTCCTGGATGTTCTGGCTGGCGGTATCCGGAGCGTTAACAGTGTCATTGATGCCTTTAAGCCCGCGGCAGTCTGGCTTTGGGATACCTTCCTGCAGCCGTTAGCGGCATGGACCGGCGGAATCATCATCGAAAGTCTGCACGCTCTAGCGGACGGTCTCAATGCTGTATCGGGCTGGATCAATCAGCATCAGGACGCCTTCGTAAAGGGGGCATTGCTGATCGGCGGCTTCTTTGCGGCCTTTCAGGTAGCTGGCATCCTTCTGGAACTGATCCCACTCCTCGTTGTAGTAGGTGAGGCGGTCACTTCAGGACTGGCTATGGCGGCGGCTATGGAAGGGCTGGCAGCGGCATTCAGTGCGGTATTTAGCCCCGTGAATCTTGTGGCGGGCCTGATCACTCTGCTGGCCGTTAGCTTCATCGAGCTGTATCAGGAGAGCGAGACGTTCCGGCAGCAGATCGTGCAGCTGGGTGAGACTTGGAAGCAGGCTTTGGAGCCGCTGGCTACTTTCGTTTCTACCGTTCTGACAGATGCCTGGAAGCAGATCCTGCAGCCGGCCATTAACTTCTTCCTGAAGACGCTGCTGCCGCAGCTCATATCGCTATTCAAGCAGTTGTGGCAGCAGGTGCTTATCCCGCTGGCCAACTTTATTGGAACGGTACTGAAGCCGGTCTTCAGTATTCTGTCCGATCTGTTGACCATGCTCTGGAAGAATATCATTCTACCGCTTGCGAAAGCTGTGGGCAGCGTGCTGGCAGAAGCTTGGAAGTCTATTTATGAGATTATGAGTAAAACGGTCATCCCGGTTGTCGGCAAGGTTATAGATGTGCTGACTTGGCTCTGGAAAAACGTGATCAATCCAGTTATCAACGTGCTCTGGGATACCTTGAAACCTGCGTTTGACACAGTGTTCAAGGGAATCGGGACTGTTATTGAGGGCCTGAAGACCACGCTGAACGGTGTACTCAAATTCATAACCGGCGTCTTTACAGGAGATTGGGGCAAAGCCTGGGACGGCGTTAAGATGATTTTTAAGGGTGTCTTCGACTCGCTGTACGGAATTGTGAAGACTCCGCTGAACCTGATCATTGATGCGATAAATGCCGTGATCAAGGGACTGAACAGCATTGAAATCGACCTGCCGGATTGGATGGGCGGGAAGTCTTTCGGCATCAATATCCCGAAGATTCCGAAACTGGCCAAGGGCGGACTCGCATACGGCCCTACGCTGGCCATGGTCGGGGATAACCGGGGAGCTGCCGCAGATCCGGAAGTAATCAGCCCGCTGTCCACCCTGCAGGAAATGCTGGACATGAGCAATCAGACGATGGTGGCTGTCCTGCTACAGATTCTGGATGCTATTCGGAGTAATGACAAAGAGACGGTCATCAAGTTCGGCGAGACGGAGTTGGGCCGCGCTGCGATCAAGGCGATAAACAGTGTGCAAAAGCAACAAGGGCGGACGTTGCTGAACGTTTAAGGAGGAGTTGGTGAATGTTACTAAAAATTAACGGCACGGAGATTGCCGCATACCCGGCCACATTTCAGCCGACTGTGATGGATCTGGACGACGGTGATGCCACTGTCCGGACTGCCAATGGCACATTAAATCGTTCTCGAATACGAGTGCTCCGGCAAATTGATATGACTTGGGGGATTCTTACTGCTGCTCAAATATCAGCGCTCTTGCAGTCCATGTCCGGTGTGTTCTTTGATTTTTATTACTTGGATATTATGTCCGGGAAATATGAGACACGCCGGATGTATGTTGGCAACCGAACGGCGCCGATTGCCTTGAGCAAAGGGAACGAGACTTTATACAATGCCCTCAAATTGACTTTGACGGAGCGATGACGTATGCACCCTATATCTAATATCTTCACGGAGTACCTGCGCCGGCACGATCAGGAGTTTCACGTTAAGGCTACAGTTAACGGGGAGGAGTACACAGACAGTCAAATTGTAGATTTCAGCGTCGAGGACCGGCTTACGCTGTCGGATGGCTTTGAGATCGGAACAGCCATCCCCAGTAAGCTGCTCTTCCGGATTCGGGCGGCGGAGGAACTTCCTGCTAACGCTCAGATCATCCCCTATGTGGCTTTGTCGCTGGCAAACATGACCTGGATGGAAGCGGATATTGCTTGGGAGGATAACCCCTTCCCTTGGACAGGCGGGGCCACAGAATGGCTGCCGATGGGCGAGTTTTATATAGACAGCCGGGACAAGGTGAATGATGTCTGGGAGTATACCTGTTATGACAAGCTGGTATACGCAGATCAGCCTTACATCTCGTCACTGACATATCCAACAACGCAGCAGGCTGTCTTTGATGAGCTTTGCAGCAGACTGGGCTACGTCAGTGATAGTAGTGTGGCTATTAACCCGACCTACACTGTTCCGGTGGCCCCGTCAGGCTTCTCAATGCGGCAGGTGCTCGGGTATATAGCCGGCGCCAACTGCGCCTCTCTGTTCATGGGGCGCGACGGTAAACTGAAGATGAAGCGGTTTGTACCCAATGAGCAGCCCGTCTTTGATCTGGGAATGGCTGATTACATTCGTGCCCGGCAGACCAATCCTCTCAAATCCTACAGCCGCGTTGTGGTTACATATGACACGGAGGATAACCTGACCTATGAGTCCGGCAGCGGCGATGAGAATCACACGCTCACACTGGAGAATCCATTGATAACGCAGGCAATGGCAGACGCTCTGTGCGCTTCTCTGAGCGGCGTGTCTTATCTACCCCTCACTATGGACGCCAAAGGTTATCCGCAGCTGGAGCGAGGTGACCGGATTGGTGTGGGACTCTATGAAGGCACAAGCTGGATGGAGACAATCACGCCGTGGAACGCAACGGAAATCCCTTGGACGGGCGTCGTGCAGTATCAGTCTTACGTCCTGCACCAGGTGTTCTCCTTCAAAGGCGGACTCCTGATGTCCATAGAGTCGCCGTCCGTGTCGGAGCAGCAGAGTGAGTTTAAGGTGCCCGGCACTCTTTCAGAGGCGGTCGATAATCTGGATAGGACCGCGGTGAAAGAAGGCAAGTACTACTACGGTACGACGATCACCCGGTTTGCCGGCATCAAGGTGCAGCGCAGCGACGGCAAGAGTGATCTTACGCTTAATTCGGATATTATGGACTGGCGAGTGGACGGCGTCTCCCAGCTGTATTATGACGCTCTTGCGAACCGGATTAAGTTTTCCGGAAGGCTGGAAGCAGCGGAGGGGGTATTCACCGGGAAGCTGCAGGGCGGCGAGATCGAGATCGGCAGCGGAGACAATGTGTTCAAAGCCAATGATTGGGGTTTCTGGTCCGGGGATCAGACTTATGCGGACGCACCGTTTAAGGTGGATATGACGGGCCACATGACCGCAACTGATGCTTTTATCCAAGGTACTATTCAATCTTCCGAAATCCTGGCAAGTACATTTACAGCAGGGCAGATCCAGACGGCAGAGGATGGCGTGTACCCCCGAGCCGAAATGAGCAGCACGAACAGGATGTTTTCCGTTCGGACATCATCATCCATTGGAATTGATATGAGATCTCTGGGAGCCAGCTCGCTAACTGACTTGCATTTCACGAATGGCAGCACTTACGCCTATATGAGTCTCCCGAATTCAGGGTTATATCTTAACGGAAATGCGAGCCTGATGATGGAATTCGCCAATATCTATTTACGAGGCTATAACGGATCCTATGTGTCCAAGTGGAGTGATTTCCGCAGTGAGGAGACGGGAAGCTCCCTTCAATCTGAGTTGAATACCTTGGTGTCCCTGATTACGTCAGCAGCCATTAACATGACGTTTGATCCAACTACACGGAATTTAAAACTTTTTAGCATGGCCGGCACACAACTTGCAATTGTAAATATTCCGCAATAGGTTGAAACTTTTGACGAAATCAGACGATAATAAGATATAGAAATCTTTGCCAAGGGAGTGTTTAGGTTGAAGAAGTTTATATCCGGAGTTATCGTCGGCGTTTTACTGTTTGCCAGTGCATCAGCATTTGCAGATTCAGTAGGCATTTTCGGAAAGAAAGTGACAGGGATTTATACCATAATGCAGGACGGTAAAAAAGTTGCTGAGGCAGGTATCATTAACGGGTCAGCGTATGCACCAGTCAGAGCAGTATCCGATGCCGTGGGGGCCTCGCTAACAGTGGAGGGGAGAACTATCATAATAGAGTCAGGCAGCGCAGCTGCTTCAGCAGATGAAACGACCATTCAACTTAATGCATTGAATTTGAAACGGACTCTGCTTCTGAAAGATGTTCAGGCGGCTGAGGGTGGTGTTAAGATGTACGAGACAACCTACATCCCAAATGCTGAACGAAACTATCAGGGAGCCGTTTCTGAGTCTGAGAAGAGTGCTCTTGCTAAAACGTTGGAGGCCCGCAAGGCCGAATACGAGCAGCGTAAGGCCGAGCTCGCGGATCTGCAGAAGCAGCTGACCGAGCTGGACGCCGAGATTGCGGCTCTGAAAAACTAATATAGCTCTCACAGAGTCTCGCCGGATCCGGCGGGGCTTTTTGTGTTGCGGTCAGAGGAGGTTTCACCCTTGGGTAATATTCAAACTGTCATTAAAGCTGAGCTTGATCCCAGCCTGCCTGTGCCTGAATTGCTCTCCGTCATCCAAGCTGTTACCCGGTTCCACCCTACCCAGGAACGATCCATACTGCTTGGGCTCATGGAGAATTTGGAGAAGAGATTGATCTTTTTAGATAAAGGAGCTGAGAAGCATGCCAAATCGCCTGATGAACCTGGACGGGACCAAGCCGATAAAGGAGAACTGGGATGACCTGAATGTCGGCTTCGACAATACCGAAGCTGAGCTGGACGCAGCTGCTGCTGTCTCTGAAGGTATCCAAGCTGAGGTAACCGAACATAAAGATTCCACTGCCGCCCATGCTGCAGAGCACATCACGTATGCCGGCACTGTTGTGGGAGCGGAAAATATTGAGCAGGCGATTGATTTTGTAGATGAGCGGGTCAGTACAATTATCGCCGGTGGTGGAGAGGGAAAAGACCCCGAACTGACGGACATTAAAACACCCGATCCGGGGTACACTCCTGGCCGAGAAATTGTCGTTGCGGGTGATATGGTCCGGGATATGCAGCATCAGTTTAGTGCGCAGTTGGCGGATATTGCGCTCAACATACGGTCCTTTGGGGCTGCGCTTGATGGCGTTAGTGACGATACACAGGCGTGGATAGACGCGCACGATGCGCTACCGGCAGGCGGCGGCAAGATACTTGTCCCGGTTAGCGCTGGTACAAAAATAACCTCTCATTTATTTTTTACCAAGCCGGTGGTTATTGAGGGGAATTTATCTCCCACTCTATCTTCTTCCATAGGATCAATCATTATATTAAGCGGATCGGGAGAGTTAACATTATCAGGCGATGGTTCCGGTGCTTCTAATATCAATATATATGGAGCGCCGGGGAATACAGGAAACGGAATTAACTTTACAGGCGGCAGACCATGGACAGTCAATTTATTGGTCACAAATCAAGGGAATGACGGCGTCGTTTTCGGCAGCGAAAGCGCGACTACAAATGTTAACAACTTCAATATAATTAATCTAAAATCAAAATCAAATGGAAGGAACGGAGTTTTGATTGCTTCTAATAATTCTGTTCTGCCTGATACAAACGCCGGTTCAGCTTATGGGATTGACGTTGCTGGGAATGGCGGGGACGGCCTTAAGCTATTAAATGCCTACAGTAATACCTTTGTTGGGGTGCATTCAGAACGAAATGCTGGCAATAACCTTTCATTATATGGTTCTGGTGCCAATACATTCTTGAATCCATACCTAGAGAGCGCAGGCATGTCTACAAATGAAATTTATATTGATTCCACCAGTGTGGAAAACAAAATATTAGGGATGCCGAACAACCATTTCGCTACTAACCTAGTAGTTAATTTAGGTGCTCGAAATATAATCTGGAGTACAGAAAGAAACAAGGGACTTTTCAATTTCCTATCCGGCGAAATGATTTTTGAAGTGGATGGTGTATCTGCTCATGGAGTAACTGGGTACTGGAGAAGATCGCAGAATGTCTCAAATGGTAACTACGAGATTACGAGATCCGGCACATCGACCAACGGAGATATCGACTTTACCCAAAGTACGGGGATAGTAAGGCTGCTCATGGATAAAATCATAGTTGGTTATGGTACAACTGGAGCATCGGCTATTGTTAAAAATGTATATGTGATTGGGACCAGAGATTTCGGGACAATAAATGCGAACTCCACAAAGGATCTAACAATTACAGCAAATGGTGCATCCGTAGGGGATTTTGTACAAGTTTCTAGGCTAACGGCAATCGATGCAGGACTTACTTTGACTGGGTTTGTTTCAGCGGCGAATACCATCACCATTCGTATGTCTAATTCAACTGCTGCCAATATAACCACTGTAAGTGATTCATACCGGTGTTTGGCTACGAGAGCGGAATAAAAGGAGGTTATTGAGATGGCGTTACAAAAAAATTTAATGAGTTCTACTGGAATGGAAGTTCCCAACGCCTATATAAAAATAGACAGTTATCAATCCGATTCACAAAATAATGTAAGTGCAAGGATCAGAGCATACGTCAGCAAAGAACTTGAGATAGAAGGTAAGGCCCCGATAGAAGGAACTGAGGACGTTATTCTAATGCAAGCAGAGTACTCGGAGGAATCGGTAAACGCCAAAAGGCAAATTTACAATTACATGAAAACATTGGGTAAGTATTCTGATGCAATTGACGCATAAGAGGTGTTTCCTTCAATGAAAATTTTAAATAATATCCATATTTTTCTTCGGTAATTTATGTTATATTTGGGCGAGGTCAAATATTGGAGGATTATGGTGGAAATTCGAACAAGAGAAATTCTAATTTGGTTTACTGCGTTGGTTTTTGCTGGATTTATAGCTGTAGGAATAAGTTCCTCAAGTATGGCGGGTATATTCCTCGAATCCAAGTCAAAGGGTTTTTTAGCAGTTTTAGTGATGCTTTCATCTGTAGTATTTGTTGTTGTAACCTCAGTTAAAAATCATTATCAAATAGCCAAATTCGTCTATTTAGGGCTGTCTTTGAGGCTAATCGTATTAATAGCTATTGCGTTCTTCAACATCTTGCCATACTCGTTTGATGTGGCGTGGGACGAGTATTCGGAAATTCTCCTGCCTAACTGGCAAAGAGGGGATTTCGGATACTCCTTCCCTATGTCAGGAAATGTGAAGTACTATACGTATCTAGCTACTTCGGTATATTACATCTTTGGCAGCAATCCCGTATTTATGATGTTGTTAAATGTGCTTTGGGGTACACTATCGATTATACTGATCTACCGCATTGGATCAGAGTTGTTTAATGAAAAGTCAGGAAAGTTAGCTGCGTTTATTTTAGCATTTTGGCCATCACATATACTTTTTTCTGCCATGAATATGCGCGACTCACTGGCTACCATTCTAATTCTTGCACTTTTGCTGAATTTAATAAAATGGATCAAGTATAGCAAAGGTAGTAGTCTTTTTTTAGTAGTTGTTTTACTGATTGGAAACATTATGATCCGGCAACAAAATGCCGCGCTTTTAGGTGGGACTGTATTACCTTTGATAGTATTGTTTGCGATCAAAAGAGCGCATCCTTTACTTAAACCTATATGGGTAATTGCAGGATTTGGCGGGCTGCTTGGACTATTTGGTGTAGCTTGGAAACTCGGTTATTTAAGTGCTTTGGATATATCCTATGTCATCCGTGAGATGAATTATAGGACGGATGGAGGCAGTGCGTATCTTACTAGTATGCAGTACTCATCTTGGCTAGATATAATTATCTATGCTCCAGTCAGACTGATATTTTTCCTCTTTACTCCGTTTCTGTGGCAGGCATATAATCTGCAACAGGCCCTTTCGGCAGTAGAGAGCTTAATTCTGATGTTTTTTTCGGCTGTAGTCATTAAAAATATCAGATTACTGCGTGGAGTATCTAAGAATAAATTAGCAATGACTGCATTTATTTTGATTTGTTTCATAGGTCTGCTGGCAAATTCGATAATTGATAGTAATACAGGCACAGCGGTAAGGCACAAACTACAATTTTTATGTATGGTTTTTGTTCTTTACTCATACATAAAAACTAAGAAAAAAGAAAGTACTACAGAACGGATATAATTTTTCTCGCAGTAGGAGAATACTGCGCACTAACGATAACCGCCCGATGAGGCGGTTTTGTTTTGCTTCACAATTCAGGCACGTCCTCCGGGGCGTGTCTTTTTCATACCGACACAGATAGGGGGATTACATTATGTCAGGAGGCGGGATCGTGGGGACAGAGGATAAACTGGTTGAGATACAGATCCAGCTGGCACGGATCGAGAAGACGCTAGAGGTTGTGCCGGCGCTAACATCGACGGTAGAGTCCGCGCGGGACATGGCGAGAGATGCTGCTCAAAGCGCTAAGGCCGCGCATCACAGGTTAGACCGCATTGAGGACAACCAGCGTTGGCTCTGGCGGACGTTTGCGGCATCGGCTATCACCGTTGTCACTGGTGTTATTGTTGCAGCCATCAAATTAACAGGGGGTTAAACAAATGGAATGGAATGCTGTATCGAGCTTTATTAAGCCGGAGCTGCTGCTGGTGCTTACTGTCTGCTGGGTGATTGGGTATATCCTCAAGCAGACACCACGCGTGCCTGACTGGACGATCATCTATATCGTCACACTGGTGGCTATTATTGTTGTCTGCCTCATGCTGGGGTTAAGCCCGGACAGCGTCCTGCAGGGCATTCTGTGCGGGGCTGTGGCTGTGTATGGTAACCAACTGGTCAAGCAGACTAAGAAGGGAACGGATGAGTGATGGCGCTGACACTGGATCAGGTAAAAGTAAAGTCTGCCGCGCGCCTGGAAAGACTTCAGTCGATCGTCAAGGCGGCGGCTGAGGCGCTCATTGAGCGCTGCTACGCCCGAGGAGTGCAGATCATCATTACCCAGGGGCTGCGGACCATTGCGGAGCAGGACGCGCTGTTTGCGCAAGGTAGAACACAGGCGGAGCTAAACGTAGTGGGCTTATCCCATGTAAAGGCGCAGCCAAGCAAACCCAAAGTCACGAATGCCCGTGGCGGGTACAGCAATCATAACTTTGGTTGGGCTATCGACTTTGCATTGCTGCTGCCGGATGGGCGTACCGTCTCATGGGACACGCTGCGGGACGATGACAAAGACAGCCTGCCGGATTGGTCTGAGGTAGTAGAGGAGGCTAAAAGGCTCGGGTTTGAATGGGGCGGCGACTGGCGTTCCTTTTTGGATCTACCGCACCTGCAGATGGTATTCGGCCTGACTACCACACAACTGCGGATCGGCAGGCAGCCAACGGCAGCGCAGATCGCAGCGGTTGAAAGGAATTTATACAACACTACGGAGGCCATTAAGGGGGATGACATTTTGGAGCTGACTAAATATCAATGGGATGCCTTGAAGAATAATGTTGAAGCCCTGCTTAAAGCAGGGACGATTTCGGATAAAGCTTGGCTGACGAAAATTTCCGAAAAAACGCTCACCGTATCTGAGCTTGCTTGGCTATCGTTTATACTCACTACCAAGTAAAATCGGGGGCTAGTACTGGGGGCGAATTGGGGGCATAACCCTCTAAGTGGTACCTTAATTCAACTTAATTCGCCCTACTCAATAGGCAAAAGACCCTTGATTTATAAGGGTCTTTGTAATTTATTAAAATCCATAGTAGCCGAAGCGGTTCCCGCATACGGTGCATGTGGAGGCTGTTTGTTCCTTGGTTTATAAGGGTTTTTGAGTGCCTGATTCGGCATTGGGGGCAGACTGGGGGCGGA